TTTGCTCCTGGAAGCATCGCTTCTGATGCAAAGAAATCATATGTATAACTACTCGATTCATTCTCATCAAATACACCTGTCTTAGTCAAGTGCTGTTCTAAACTATCTTGTCTCAGTATTGTTCTCTGTAAAAACAGAGAGACTTTATATTGACTACTTATCGATAACCCTTTAAATAAATTCTGAGCTGACGGTATAACTCCGTTCCCATCAGAAGTACCTCTAGGATTAGTTACCTTTAAATATATTGGATCAACGAATTTTGACATCTAAATACTCTTATTAATTAGTTATCCTATACTATGTATGTCATATAATGGAAAATATAGGCCAAAACATCCTAAAAAATACAAAGGAGACCCAACAAACATAGTTTATAGGTCACTTTGGGAAAGAAAATTTATGAATTATTGTGACCTGAATGAGAATGTTAATGAATGGCAGTCAGAAGAATTTTGGATTCCTTATAGGTCACCTCTAGATAATAAAACACATAGATATTTTCCAGACTTCTTTATTAAATATAGTGATAGGTCTGGTAAAAGAAGATCAATGGTAGTAGAAATAAAACCAAAGAAAGAAACAAAGATGCCTCCAGTAAAGCCAAAGAAAAGAACAAAGTCATGGGCGTACTCAGTAAAAATGTGGGCAATCAACCAAGCAAAGTGGAAAGCAGCAAAAGAGTATTGTGATGATCGTAACTATGAATTTAAAATTATGACAGAAGATGATCTAGGTATCAAATAATGCCAAGGAAAACACTCAAACAAAGAAGAGAAAGAGATGCTGCAAGGAAAGCAGAACTAGCAAATGATACTACCATTGGTGGAAGAATCTTTGAAAGATCTAGATCAATTCCTGATACTGATGCAGACTGGTTTGCTGATGAATTATATACAGAGTTGTCTGCAATATCAGAAGAAAGATTTCCAGAAGTAGGTGAGTTGTGTTACTTCTCATACTCTGCAGCATTCGGTGATAAATATCCGTGGTGGGATCGTAGACCACTAGTATACATACTAGAAATAACCAATCAGCATATTCTTGGTGCTAACTTACACTACTATAGTCCCGATATACGTTCATCAATTGCTGGTTCCCTCATAAATAAAAGAGAAGCACGTTTACCAGATAAAACATTACATAGATATTTCATTACTAATATCAATGGTTTGTTTATTATTCCAGAAGATTCAGAAGAGTGGTCTGACATTGCAAAGTTAGTAACAGAAAAGTTTGTTAATAAATATGGTATGGTTTCACCAGAACAAGTTTGGGATAGTCCTTAATGGCATATCAAGGCGTACAATTAACTAGTAAATTAGAAACAGTACTTGCAAATGGTATTTCCGTTGAAGCTGGAATAGAATATGAAGCGTCAACTGGAAACACAAGAGTAAGATTAAGAGGTCCATTAGGAGTAACTTCTGTTGGAATTGTAGGCACAAAAATACTTATGGAGAATGGTAAGTGGACTGACTATGCCAAAACTAATTTAAGTGAAGCAACTAGAGCTGAATGGTTACCTATAATAAAAGAATCAATAAGAAAAGCACAAAAAAATTGCGGAGGACTTGCTAATAATTGTAAACTACCTGGATGGATTGAGGGAGACAATACCAGTAGTACAACAGTTGATGTAAGTGATGAATTTCTTGGGTTTGATGGAACTACTACTACTTTATTAGATACATCTAAAGACAAATTGCATATTAATGATTTCTCAACAGTAACTAAGGATACAATCAAAGCATTAATGCCATCAGGTGGTTCTTTAAATTATCCAACAGATGCATTATACAAAAGAAATAATTCAACTGGATTCAACCAAGATCATGTAAGAATAACCCAGTACACTTACCAACCACCAAGAGCAGATCTTGTTGGAGCTGGTAAGGGTGGATTCAATCAAGGTAAGGAAGCAAAAGATAAAGCAAAGCTTAATATACTAGATGGTGTAAAAAGAACATCACCTCTAAAAGAATATCTTGGTATGGTTAAGTTACCAATGCCAACTGATATTAATGATTCTAATAATGTCAGTTGGGGTGAGGATTCAATGAATAATTTATCTGCTGCGGTGACAAGTTTGGTAGGAGCAAATATGGGTAGATCAGCAGCTGCTGGTGGAATTATGGGAACACTTGGAAGTATATTTGGAATAGGTAATGCTGGTGCAGGTGTACAGGGAGATATACTTATGAAGGCTTGGGAAAGTGGATTGTTTGATGAAGCAATGGGCAGTGGTAATGCAAAAGCATTAGCAGGAAGTGCTCTCCAATCTAGATTATTAGCAGCAGCAGGTTTCCAAGTTAGTCCAGAAGATATACTAGCAAGAGGATTAGGAGTAATACCAAATGCTAACTTAGAATTACTATTCAACTCACCTACTCTTAGAGAATTCCAATTCGCATGGAAGATGACACCAAGAGATGCAATGGAAGCAAAAAGAATTAGAAATATAATAAGATTTTTTAAACAAGGAATGGCAGCAAGAAAAAGATCAAATAAAGCAGGAGCACCATCAATGTTCTTAGGTACTCCTAATGTATTCAACTTACAATATAAAACAAATCATGAGTTAGATATTGCTGGTGTAAATAGACTTAAGACATGTGCAGTAACTGGATGTGCAATCAACTATACTCCAGATGGAATATGGAGTGCTTATGAAGATGGTCAACCAGTAAGTACAGTTATGTCATTAAGAATGCAAGAACTAGAACCACTATACGATACAGATTATCAGACTCCTAGTGATGATGCACAACGGTTTAGTGATAGACCTGCAGATGTTGTTAGTGGATCATTACATGATATAGATATTAATGAGGTAGGTTACTAATGGCATACTTCAGAGAATTACCAGAAATAAATTACGTTTCTCTTCTACGTAATAGGAATAGAAATGATGAAAGAATTCTGGTAAAAAATATATTCAAAAGAGCAAAACTAAGAGAAGATCTAAATCAAAGTATAACTGTATTTGATTACTATCAAATAAAAGGTGATACAAGACCAGATACTGTTGCACATAAAGTTTATGGAGATTCTGAATTAGATTGGGTAATATTAATTACAAATAACATTACCAATCTTAGAGATCAATGGCCTCTAAGTCAAAATGATCTTCATAATTATATGATAGAAAAATATGGAGAGACTGGAATTACAGATGTGCATCACTATGAAACCACAAAAGTAAAAGATCAATACTCTAGAGTACTTCTTAAAGATGGTCTAGTAGTAGATCCATATTATAAATTTAGATATACTTACCAAGGAGTTGATGGAAGTGAAGATAGAACAAGTCAAGTTATTGAATCAAATCCAGTACAAGTAATCACTAACCTATTATATGAACAAAGAAAAAATGATGATAAAAGACAAATAAGAATCTTAAAACCAGACTTCTTATCAGCAATAGTACAAGATCTAAGAAACGTAATGAAATATAATAGATCTACACAGTATATTAACAACGAAAGATCAGAAAGTTATAACCCAAGAGTAGCAGGGGTATAAAAAAACCCCTCCAATAAAGAGGGGTTTTAATTTGGGAAGTCTTATGATTCCATTTGATCTTCAAATTTCTTCCACTCTTTCTCAATCCATTTTCTAATTAACATGGATTTACTCATGTACGATGCATCTGCTAGTCTTGATAACTTCTCTTGTAAATGAAGAGAATGGTATGGATAACTTATGCAGTCTGTAGATCCAACACAGGAAGAAGTTGGAGATTTTTTTCTATAAGATTGAGTTGGTGTTCGCATATTAAGAATTAACTAGATTAGCAAAGTAACTTAAAGATTCATCTTCATCTTCATCAGAGGAAGTTGATGCCACTGGTTTAGGAGTACGAGCTGGTGTAGTAGGTTCAACAAAACTACTTCTACCACCATCCTCATCACCTAACTCTTCATCAAGTACAGGTCTCTTGACTGGTTGATTCAAACCGAGAACATTCTCAAGACGAGTCTTAAGAGCCTCATAAGACTTGAACTTGTCTGGTGCAGTAAACTCATTAAGATCATACTGTTTGTTGTAGATCTCTTCTAGTTTTGCATCATCATCAAAGAGAGGACTTGCCTTATCAAACTCAGACTTATCATAGTTCTGATAACCTTCGACTCTGCGAATCTTCAACTTAAAGTTTGCACCAGCCCAGAAATCAAATGGATTGATTGCTGTCTCATCTGCGAACTCAGGCTTCATTGCTTCCTGAATCTTATCAAAGATCTTCTTGCCATACTTGTACAAGAATACTTTACCTTCGTTCTCAGGGTTAGCAGGATCGCTAACGATATAGATGTTACTGTAATATGATAACCTACGCTTCTGCTTACGTGCTATATCTTTGTTAGCATCGGAACCAGAGTTCCACAACTGTGTGTTGTGCTCTGAAACAGGATCTTTCTGCCCTAGTGTGGTAAGTGAATTCTCAATGTACCAACCACCTGATCCTTGGAATGCGTGTGTGTATACTCTTGTCCAAGGAAGTTCACATCCTTCTGGTTCTGGAAGGAAACGAATGATAGCATAACCATTACCAGACTTGTCTACGACTGGTTTCCAAATACGGTCATCTACGTTACTGTTCTTATCATTCAGTTTCTCAACTGACTTAATAAGTTTTTCGGTAAGAGAACCTGCTCTTGATTTCTTTTTTAGATTTGCGAATGACATGCGGATTAATTAGGATAATTCGGATATGGGTCTATTATAATATGAAAGAGGTTACTTGTCAATGCTTGCTTCTATTTTTTCAATAGTGTCAGTAAGTTTGGCAAAGAATGCATCCATAGTATTGATTTCATCTTGCACTCCAAACATCTTGGCAGCTTCCATCAATTTTTCTTTCATCTCTATCGCATTTGGATCATCAGATAATGAGATACGAAAGAAGAAAAGTTTCTGCTTTTCAAGGAAAGTCTTGAGCGTTGATAGATGCTCAACTTTCTGCTTATAATTCATACGAGGAAGGTATGGCATCTCAGAAGCAAGTTGCTGCTGAAGCATTGTTAATTCCATGATACTATTCTGAACCATGTCAGAACTAAAAAAATCACTCATTGATACCTCTCTTTGACACGTTGAACTAAGTAATTTTTATACTCAGCTACATCAATATTTAGGAATGGACTGTACTTTTTTATCTTTAAACTGACGGTTTCCCACACAGGATCTAAAAGTTTTTTATCGTAGTCCTTGACGTATGAGAATATTTTATCATAGATTACCAATTCTTCAATGGAGAGTTTACCACCCAAGTGTTCTTTCAATATAGGTGGGTGTCCTTTCTTGCAATCAAAGAACTCATCATAATCATAACTGTCCATCATGTCTTCAGAGTTACTTTTAAAACTCTCAAATAAATTCTCTTTATGCTCTACCCATTGATCGTATATTTTCTCTCCACCATCAATGATAGGGCCAATCCATACATTATTACAGTCTGATGCCTGACTAAAGTTTGCAAGAAAGAACTGTTTAATTTCATCGTCACTCTTCTTACGTGACATTCTCTCAAAGAAGTAACGATCCTTTCTTTTATTGAAAGCAC